AAAGATGGTACTTTTGTTATAAATGCTCCTGCTGTAGAATACGCAGGATCAGATGATATTAGCGAAATGTTAACAAAAGCGTACGAAAAAGCAGGACAAGCTATTGACAAATCTGGACAAAGGACTACAATACCAAGTAGAGAACAAATTAGTATAATGATCTCACGAGGTGAGGTCGTAGTTCCTCCTCAAATAGCAAAGATCATAGGATATGATCGTTTAGAGAAAATAAACAATCGTGGTAAAAAAGAAGTTACCAGACGACAGAAGCAAGGTGATCAGGAAAAGCCACAAGCTAGACAAGCTAACGAAGGTGGATTTATAGGTAAAGCTGAAGGTGATAAAGTCACTGTATACAGAGGTGAACCTTCAAAATTTCCTAGAAGAGCAGAACTACTTCGAGATAAATACACTGGTTCTTGGTTTTCACCAAATAAAAATTTTACAAAAACATACGGTGAAGTTGCAAAGACTATGGAACTTACTTTTGACGAATATAAAAAAGGTGCAAAAAAAGCTTTTTTAAAAAAGAATATATCAACACGAAGAATGGAAAACAGAGATGCTAAGCTACCTCCAAACTTAACAAGAAGTCAAAGATCTAGAATATTTCAATCTTTAAAGTATATAGATTTTATGGCTAATGAAGTTAAAAAAGGAAACAGAAGCACTAAAGCGTTTGCAGATTTTATGTATGAAGGAGTATTTCCAAAAGAAAAAGATAAAGCAACAACTATGTTGCTAGAGACTGCAAAAAGAAGTCCTAAAGCTTTTGGAAAATTAGTAGTAGATAGTTTAGTTAAAAATGTTGTATCAAAAGGAATACCTGTAATTGGAGCAGTAGCAGGATTTGCTCCCAAAGAAATGGGTGATGCCACTCTTAGTGGCAAAGAGGGATTTATTTACGATTATCGTACAGTAAATGAAGATTAGTCAGCTACCCACGTAAGTGGCCCTGACGAACCGAAGCAGCTACCCACAGCCAGTGGCACTGCAATATGAGGTATAAAACTATGGCAACACAAGTAAAGGGCGTAAGAGCCAACAAACCAAACGATTCATTTGGAGTAACAAATAACGACAATCTTTATCGTGGCAAATATCGTGATGATGTTTACAAAGATGAAGAGGAACAAACAGAAGAAACTCAAGACCCCACACAAGTGGCTACTCAAGAGAAACCAAAACCTTCTGAAAATAGTTTTGCAGAAGCGAAGCAACAAGAGGATCACGATTACAAAAAACGTTATGATGACTTAAAAAAACATTATGACACAAAACTCAACGAGTTTAAAAGTGAACGTGAACAACTCATGGGAGAGCTTGATACATTCAAGCAACACACTCAAGAGTTACCTAGAGGTGCAACACCACCTAAAACACTTGAAGAACTTGAAGAGTTCAAAGAAAAGTACCCTGATGTATTTCAAGTTGTTGAAACAGTGGCAGGTGTACAATCTGAAGCTAAGATTGCAAAACTAAGACAAGACTTGGAATCAGTTAAACAGCGAGAGAAAAGTTTAGAAAAAGAAAAAGCTTTTGAAGAACTTCTTAGACTACATCCTGATTTTGATGATCTTAAAACAAATGAAAAGTTTTTAGGGTGGCTTGACGAACAACCTCAACAATTAAGTGACGGTATTTATAAAAACAATACTGACGCAAAATGGGCAGGTAAGGTCGTGTCTCTTTACAAAGCAGAGATGGGAATCTCTAACAAGAAACCTACTAGATCCAATAGAGAATCTGATGCCGCAGCATCTGTAATAAGGCAACAGCCTAAAGACGTTGCAACAAAGGACTCAACTAAAAAGATTTGGAAAGGTTCTGACATCGCCAGACTTAAACCGTGGGAGTTCGAAAAGGTGGAAGCCGAGATCGATCTAGCACGGCAAGAAGGGCGAATTAATATGAACAGCTAAAAACCTCAAAATAAGGAGAGAGAAAAATGGCTTTCGGAACTGCTGCAGGATATGCAAACTTACCATCAGGTAACTTTGCTCCTCAAATTTTCAGCCAAAAAGTTCTCAAGTTCTTCAGACGTGCTTCGGTTGCAGAAGATATTACGAATACTGATTACACAGGAGAAATTGAAAACTTTGGTGACACTGTGAACATTATCAAAGAACCAACAATAACTGTATCCAGTTATACAAGAGGTTCTGTGGTAAATACACAGGACTTGGCAGACGATCAAATAACATTGACCGTTGACCAAGCTAACGCATTTGCATTTAAAATCGATGACATCGAGGAAAGACACTCGCATGTTAACTTTGAAGCATTAGCAACTTCTTCAGGTGCTTTTTCTTTGAAGAGAAAATACGATGCAAACGTATTACAAACTTTATCAGACGGTGCAGGTATTGCAGGTGCTGATGATGCAAGTTTATCAGGTGGATTAACAACTACTAATTCAGCTTTAGGTACAGCATCTGCTCCTATTAACGTAGAGACAGATGATGCAGGTATCAACCTCATGCTATTAATGGCTAGAGTGCTTGACGACCAGTCTGTGCCAGAAGAGAACAGATGGTTTGTTGCTCCTCCAATCTTCTACGAGAAGATGTTTCAAGCAGGTAACAAGATAGCAGAAGTACAGGTAACTGGCGATGCGTCTTCAAACCTAAGAAACGGACTTGCAACTCCGGGTACACTTGCAGGATTTCAATGCTACAAGTCTACTGCATTAAATAGTACAGCAGGTACTGACCAAGTAACATTATCAGGTGTCGCTACAGACGCTTCTGAGAATATTATTATGGCAGGACATATTTCTGCTGCGGCTACTGCGTCTCACATCGCTAAGACTGAAGTGGTACGTTCGTCTGAATCATTCTCTGATGTTGTTAGAGGGTTACACGTTTTTGGAAGAAAAGTCCTTAGACCTGAAGCTCTTGTACGTGGCATCATAGACTTCGCATAATAGGGAGGAATAAAATATGACTACTTATAATCATACCATCCCCGGTGGAGGAACTGTCGGACATCCGGGTAATGTGCCAAGACCTTATATGGTTCAGTCAAGGATCTTTGATGCTGCTGACCAAAACCTTTCTGCGAATGACGTTGTACAGATGATCGATGTGCCAGATAACACAATTGTTATCGGTGGATGTCTTGACGTTCTTGAAGCAGGTGGATCAGGTCTAACCTACGATGTTGGTCTAAGTACTGACATTGATGCGTTTGCTGATGGTGTTGACGGTAATGCTGATGCGATATACCAGTTTAATTTAAAAGCTGCAGGTATCAACACAGTTATTGCTGCCGATGCAATTCAAGTTAAAGCATTAGGTGCAGGCGTTACTGCAGGTCGTTTCAGAGTTATCGCAATTATGTGTGACATTGGAACAGGACCAAAGCAGACAGCTAGTGTAACAACTGGTACATAAAAACTATCATAGGAGAGCAGGGCAACTTGCTCTCTTATCTTTCTAAGGGGGTAAATGTCATATATGCGAGGGTAACATATGTCATACCTAATAAGTAACATACCACACTTTAAGTGTTGGGTACGAAAAGAATTTACACATAACCACCAAATGTATCACGGTGAATATTTACACGCACTAGCAATAGCCGTGAACACAGTGCCAGACAGATGTCTTAGCTTTCAAGTTGTATTTACAGGATGTGAGAGTGATGACGATGAAAACGAACAAAACGTACATGGTGGTGCAATGTGGGCAAGGATGCCAATAACAGCACTTGTTGCTGATATACCGTACGAAGAGTGGCCGCAGAAAATGCCAACGCATTTAGCTCAACCGTGGGATTGCAGTTCACATCATCATTCGGTAATGAAGTTAGATAGAGTTAGTTCTTCTCCGTGGATTTGCAAGATAGACGGAGAGTTTCACAAAGGACAATATCTGTTTACTGTAGACTACACAGATAGTGACATAGCAGACGATCCTGCACAACACAAACAAAGTCACGTTCTACAGTTAATAGATGCAGGAGATTGGACAGGTAACATCGTTGCCCTACCAAACAACAGAGTAAGGGCAACAAGTCCTGCACTCTGGGAGACTGGCGAAGGACCTCCAGACTTTAGACCTAGCCAGTATATACACAATGCAGAGATTCACGAAACGTATCTTGATCCTGCAATAACTTTTAATAATTTATATGTGGAGAATGAAGAATGATGGGCAAGAAGAAAATGATGAAAGGTGGCGGCAAAACCAAAAAGTATATGGCAGGTGGTGGTAAGACCAAGAAGATGATGGCAGGTGGTGGTAAGACCAAGAAGATGATGGCAGGTGGGGGTAAGACCAAAGGTGGCAAAGCAGGTGGCAAAATGTCTATGGCACAAGTAAACGCCTTCTTAAAATCAAAAGGTATGAAAGCTGTCAAGGTCTAGTCGATGACCAAGAAACGTGGGAGCATGAAAGGATATAGCATTAAGAGTGGTGACAAACGACCCACCAAGTCTGGTGCAGGGATGACCAAGAAAGGTGTTGCAAAATACCGTAAAGAGAATCCCGGAAGTAAGCTCAAGACTGCTGTAACAGGTAAAGTCAAACCCGGAAGTAAAGACGCAAAGAGACGTAAGTCTTTTTGTGCCAGATCTGCAGGGCAAATGAAAAAGTTCCCCAAAGCAGCCAAGAACCCTAACAGTAGATTACGACAAGCAAGGAGACGATGGAAATGTTAGCTTCAATTAACTTTACCATGTTCAAAGTATTGAACAAAATAAGCAACAAATTTTACAGACAATATGTAAGACAACTACACAAGTCTCAAGGGAGAATCTAGTGTTATCGGCTCTTATAGGACCTATTAGCAGTCTCGCAGGCACTTGGTTTGAAAACAAACTTGCAAAGACAAAGGCAGACGGACAGGCTAAAGTTGCAGAAGCTAAAGCTCGTGCGACTGTTGCAGAGAAGGTTGCAACAGGTCAAGTCGCATGGGAAGGCAAGATGGCAGATGCTACGGTGGATTCTTGGAAAGACGAGTTTGCATTAGTTGTGCTACTTGCTCCTGCTATACTTGTGTTCATTCCCGGAATGAGAGACTATGTAAAGGAAGGGTTTGAGATACTGGCAACATTACCTGACTGGTATCAGTACCTGTTGTATATAGCTATATCTGCATCGTTTGGAATTAAAGGGGTAGGTCAAGCAGCAAAAATGTTGAAAAAAGGAAAGTAACATGGCATTAACTAAACGTCAACAAACTACTATGAAAAAACATTCAAAGCATCATACTAAAAAACACATGACTAGTATGACTAAAAATATGAAAAAGGGAAAAACGTTTACTCAAGCACATAAA